CGCGTACTTCAAGAGCCTGGACGGGGACGATCAGGATCGGTTGTTCACGAAGGCTGGCGCGCAGGCGATCCGTGATGGTGGCGATATTTTCCAGGTGGTGAACTCGCGGCGTGGCATGTCTGCGAATGGGACGACCACGTTGGCGGGTACGACGAGGCGTGCGGTATGGGGCGGCATGAATCGCGGCAAGGTTCGTTTGACGCCTGAGGGTATTTACCAGATGGGCTTGTCGCGTGCTGAGACGTTGAGCATGCTCAAGCGGTACGGATACATCCTCCCTGGTGGGCAGGATCCAGCAGGCGTGCTGGGCGGCTCGGTGCGCGTGAACTACGCGAACACGATGACGGAAGCGCAGAAGCGTGTTCAGGCGGCGCGGCTGAACTGGGAGGCAGTGCAGCAGGGTCGTCATCCGCAGTCTGGTCGCACACTGACACCTGCTGAGGCGGCTCGTTACGAGGACGCGTACCGCAAGACCCTTGCCCGTGGTGGCGAGATCTACTTGCCCGGCGAGTGAGCCGGGCACACATTCCTTCCCCTTGGCGCGAGGCTTTGGGGTTCTTTCCGCGATGGAGGAAATCATGTCGGAGACGACGAACACTGAGGTGCCCGCAACCGAGCAGGCGCCAACGGACGAGCAGCAGGACCAGAAGCCGAACGACGCGTCGAACGATGAGTCGCTGAGGCCGGAGGGGCTGCGTGCGCTGCAGGCCGAACGGGAAGCCCGTAAGGATCTGGAACGCCAGCTCAAGGAGTACGAGGACCGAGACAAGTCGGATCTGCAGAAGGCCCAGGAAGCGGCTCAAGCTGCCGAATCTGAGTTGACGCAGATCCGAGTCCAGAACCTGCGTAATGAGGTGGCGCTCGCGAAGGGCGTCCCTGCGGATCTGGTGCAGTTCATGACCGGCGGCGATGAGGAATCGCTGTCGTCTCAGGCTGACACGTTGTTGTCTCGCCTCACGAGTCCCCCGACATCCCCGAAGCCGGATCTGACGCAGGGCGCGTCTGGTTCGGATGGCCCGAAGTCGACCGCTGACATGTTCGCGGCGTTCGCTGAGGGTCGATTCAACTGACCAACACTTTTGTGAAGGAGGCTGGCCAACATGGCTGGTATCGACACCAACCGCACCACCGCTGGTGCGTCTGATCTGCTCCCGAAGCAGATCTCATCCGAGATCTGGGCCAACGCTATCGAGGAGTCTGTGATCATGCAGGCTGCCCGTCAGATCCCGCTGCCGGGTTCCGGCGTGACCGTCCCGATCATCACGGGCGACTCCGAGGCCGACTGGGTCGCTGAGACCGCCGAGAAGCCGGTTTCTCAGGCGACCCTGGGCAGCAAGTCCATCACCCCGTACAAGCTGGCCGTCATCGAGCTGTTCTCTGATGAGTTCCGCCGTGATCTGACCGCCGTGTATGCGGAGCTGGCTCGCCGCCTGCCGAAGGCCTTGGGCACGAAGTTCGACGCGACCGTGCTGAACGGTACGGCGCCGGGGTCGAACTTCGATGTGCTGACCAACAGCACTGCCGTGACCGTGGACGCCACGGACACCATCGGCGATCTGGCCAACGTCCTGACGGCCGTTGGCGCGACCGGTGCTGACGTCACCAAGTGGCTGATCTCCCCGCAGGCCGAAGGCCGCATCATGACCGCGAAGGACGGCCAGGGCAACTACGCATTCCTGCGTGACGCTCGCACCGACTCCGGCGCCATCGGGTCCATCTTCGGTCGCGACGTTCTCAAGTCCAAGGCCGTCTACGCTGCCGGCACTCCGAACGTCATCGGCTTCGCTGGTGACTTCGCGAACTCCGCACTCTGGGGTTCCGTGGAGGGTATCAAGGTGGACATCACTGACAACGCGACCGTGAACAAGGGTGGTACCCAGGTGAACCTGTGGCAGCGCAACATGTTCGCCGTCCGCGCTGAGATCGAGGTCGGGTTCGCAGTGAAGAACGCGGCCCACTTCGTGAAGCTCACCGACGGTGCAACCGGAGGCGGCGAAGGCTGATGCTGCTGGTGAATCCGCACACCGGGAAGACGGTGGATGCACCGGAGAACCTGGCTGAGCAGTTGAAGGCTGCCGGGTTCACCGATGCTCCGACCGTGAAGCCCGCGACGAAGCCGCGTGGACGCCGTTCTACCAAAGCCGATTGAGAGGGGGCGGTCATATGCCGTATGTGACCCCCGACGACGTTGCTGCTCGCATTGGCCGCCCCCTCACAGCTGCTGAAGCTGAACAGGTTGCGGTCTGGGAGGCTGACCTTGTCGCTCTGGTGGAGGCGAAGGGTGTGGACCTTGCGGCGCGCATCGCGTCTGGTGCATTGTCCGCTGCTGTGGTGACTGCAGTGTTCGCGTCGGCAATCATCCGCGTGTTGCGTAACCCGAAGGGGCTACGCCAGCGTACGGAGTCGATTGACGACTACTCCATCACGGAGACAGTGGACACGACAGCATCTGCCGGCGCGATCTACTTGTCTGATGATGAGTGGGATCTACTCGCGCCAGGGTCGACTGGTGAGGCGTTCACGATTCGGTCCTATGGTGAGCCTGGTCATCGTTATGGTGCATGGGTTCATCCTGACCAGTGGGTGCCGTACTCATGACGGCGCCATCAGTGGTCATGGAAGGGCGTGCTGCAGCTGAAGCCCTGATGGGTGACGTATGCAAGGTGACGCGCATTGATGACACGGGCGATCCTGTCGTCTTGCCTGATGGGTCTGTTGGGTATCCGCGTGTGACCGTGTGGGGGCCTGGTGTTCCTGACGATGGCGGTGGGCGTTGCAAGGTGACGTCGGGGCAGTCCGCGAACGTTGCTGATAGTCCCACGGTTGGCGGTCACGCCTACCTGGTGGAGCAGCAGATGATCCACCTTCCGGTGTCGTCTCAGTGTCTGCCAGATGATGAGGTGGAGATCCTTGAGTGCAATCTTGACCCCGATCTGGTTGGCCTGACGTTCCGTCTGTCGGAGAAGCCGCGAGGGCGCTTCAAAACGGCTGACCGTTGGTCTGCGGATTTGGTGACGCGATGAGTGACGGTGCTGAGGAACTGCGCGGGTATGCCCGGGATCTTGGTGTTGTTGCGATGCATCTGACGCCGAAGGTCGCTGAGGTGATGGAGCGTGGCGCGGTTGAGATTAAGAAGCAGATGAATGCTGATCTTGCCGGGTCGCGTCACTTCAGGGGCATCGCAGGTTCAGTGAACTATGACCGCAAGGTTGGGGCCGGTTCGGTGGATTACGAGATTGGCCCTGACAAGGGGTCTCATGGTGGCGCGCTGGCGAATGTGGCGTACTTCGGTACGTCTCGCGGCGGCGGCACGGTGGACCTTGAGGGGCCGTGGCGTGCTGAGGCGGAGATCATCGCTGATCAGATTGACGCGCTGATGGGTAGGGAGGTTGGTGGGCTGTGACAGTTCATGCTGACTTTCTTGCTCGCGTGTCTGGGATTGTTGGCCCGGTTGTCGTCTTCGACGAGAAGGTGCCCGCGAAACCGCCTGCAGCGTATGTGCTGGTGAGTGCGATCAATCCGCGTCCGATCTCGCGTTCTCTGGCACGGTCCCGACATGGGTCGGATAACCGTTGGCGCATCACGGCGGTGTCCAACGAGCCTGTTGGGGTTCGGTCCATCTCCTCATCCCTGGATTCGTTGGACGGCTCTCGTGTTAGCGGGCAGCGGGTCGAGGAAGTGGACACGGGGATGGGGATCACGGAGGACGCTGACGTGATCGTCAACGGATTCCCGGTCTGGTACACCAAGCGGGATTTCCGGCTGCCGCAACCCATCTAGACAACCGCATGAGTAAGGCCCTCGTCGCATCCGCGACGGGGGCCTTACTCATGCCCGGAAACAGGAGGTGCGCGCATGTT